TAAGCAAGCCCCATACCAAGAAATCTCTAAAGAAGAATATGAAGCGTGGGTAAGTAAATCACCTTCAAATATTCAATGGGAAATGATATCTTTGTATGAAAAAGAAGATGGAACAACTGGAACACAAGAATTGTCCTGTGTTGCTGGGGTATGCGAAATAGTCGATATTTCTAAATAGTCATCGTGCTAAAATAGATTAGAGGTAACATGACCCATATAATTTCTAATCTATACGCTTCTAAAATATTTGCTGAACACCCAGTAGCATTATGGGCATTGGATGATGAAGCATATAATCCATCACTATTTACAGTTCAACAAAAGAGCATATCAAGCCTATCAATAGAAGACTTTGCAGAATGGGTATCGGCATCTAGCATCACTACAACCTCAGCACCTCTACCAGAAGAATCATCTGCAGTTCTTTCTAGAACAGACATTGATGAAAATTTTGTAACAATAAATGGACCAATAGTTAGTGCAAGTGCTCTAGATCCAACTAAGCCAACAGTGTGCTTAAATACTTTTGTTTATGCCATAAGTACACTTACTGACTACTACGAGTTAGGAATTTTATATGGACTTTCTGGATCAGCAACACATTATGACAAGATAGACGTAAACGCTCTAGGAATAACAGCATGGCAAAAACTTCAATTTACTTCCATAATTCCAAATAATGCACAAACAATTCAACCAATTATAAAAGTTAAATACATAGATGGTGCAACAATAGAAGAGTATGATATCTGGTTTAATGCACTATCACTTGGTCAATGGTCAGAAGAGTTTAACTGGGAAACAACTGGTAATATTCTTGACGAACTAACAGACAATGACTTAATAGATCTACTTCCAGATACTAATTATAAAGTTATGACAGCAGATGCATATGGCTTTGATGATCAATACAACGGCTATTACATAGTTGACAACTCTAAACCGCTATCAATAAACACAAGTATGCCCATGGTGTATGGATCTGGAAACATAACTCATATAGAAGCCCCAATTACATCAGGAATGCCAGGGCTAGTTATACCAGGCAAAGGATTTTTAAATGAATCAGGAAGATATCAAAATAGAACTTTTGAATTTTGGCTAAGAACATATAGTGACATGCATCAAGAATTTAGAATAATGGGACCACTTGCATCTACAGATGGCTTGTATATAAATCAAGAATACTTAGTTTTAAAAATAGGCAAAAATAAAAAATCATACTTTATTGGAAAATGGTTTAGACCAATGCTAATTGATATTAAATATAGTCAGAATTTAGCAACCATATTATTAAATGGAGAAGAAGTTCTCTCTATGGATATAGATCAGGACTATACAAACTTTCCACTGTCTAATCAAGATTGGATAGGATTCTTTGGACACTCAGACCTACACCCATACGATATAGACTGCATTGCTATTTATCCATATCTAGTTCCAGCAGAAGTTGCCAAAAGAAGATTCGTGTATGGTCAAGGAGTAATAGGATCTGAAATTATAGTTAATAACTTTGACGGCAACTCTTTATATGTTGACTTCCCATTTGCAAACTATGCTGCCACCATGAACTATCCAGAAACAACAACATGGAATTCGGGGTATTTTAATAATCTAAATGTAACATCTAAATACATAGCAATGCCAGAATACGAATTACCAGAATTACTACATACTGAAGATATAGGTGATTTAGACATATATGCTGATAACTATGCAATACAGGCTGGAAGTGCTACATTCTTTAAGTTTAGACCAGATGAAGAAGAATATACTCAAAACTCATACTTATATTTTAATAACATAGCCAAACTATCCTCACCAACAAAATCAATATTTGGAATATTTGAGACTACAAATCCTTTAATAAATACTAAAAAAACTATTATGAAATTTACTAATGCTGCAAATAATAATATATTTGAAGTAGCCCTAAATAGTTCAAGTATTCAATACCTATATAACGAAGACCTAGTTCACTCAGCATCCACATCTGCTTCACAGTACTTTATGGTTGGCTTAGACCTAGACAAGATAACATCAAGCGGATTGGTTGGAAACTTCTTCTCTAATCCACAAAACGTATCTCTAAGCGTAGGTGGGGACGGAACCAATACATTTACAGGAAAAATATTTAACGTTACCATGAACAATAAGTTCTTTACAGACAAAGATACAACAGAGTGGTTTACAGATAATGGATTTATAGACTACGATCCAAATGTAGACCCAACAGTATTGCAATACATAGGATGCTACACATTTAGGCCAGATAGATCAAGTCCAGTAGTTTACTTTGATATAGCGTCTTCTGGTTATTGGGAAAACTCTATGCCACTTTCATACTTTGGCAAATACATCACAGACAAGTTTGGCAATTCTTACTACGACCTAGACATGATTCAGTTTAATATTGACTACTCTTCAAATCCAATAGTTAATATTCCACAACATCAAAATAGTCAGTTTGAAAATCACGCATTAAAGTCTTATATAACACTACAGCATTATTCCCAAGTAGGAAAGATACCTTATTCACAATACTCAAATGTAGATCAAAATACAAACCCTAGGGTAGTTGACTTTGATAACAGCCTAGACGTAATATCTACAAAGTTTGAAGTAGTTGACGGATCTGTTATATTCCCACCAAAAGAACTAATTGACTTTGAAGAATACTACATAACAGTTCACTTAGAAGTTAAATCTACTGGCATACAAACTTACCCTACAGCAATTCCTAGCATGTCTTTGAGTTCAGTAGTTCATAACGATACAGAGTTCTTTGCAATCAATACAAAGACTGGAAACAAAATATATCCAGTGGTCAAGTATGGAAATGTATATTCACATAAATCAAAGAATCCTTTTAGAATATATAAAGACTCAACACCATACCTATACCTAACAGGTGACTCAGGAATTCAGTGTATGACACAGGGAGAAGTTGGGGTAGTTAAGGGATTCTCAATACCTATCAATAGTCAGAAGTCATCTGAGTATATTTTTGGCGGTATGCAATTATGGCTTATGTATAATCAAAATGAATATATATCAGAACCAAAGAAACTAGGAAGAATCATAACTCCCAATAAAGAACTAGATATCTTCTTAATTCCAGAAGTATCTGGAAATGCTAAAAGAGGATTTATAAAGGTATATGACTCAGAAACTGGATATGAAGATATAACTATTGATTTCTATCAAAATGGTATAAAGATTCAAAACCCTGTTATCAAACCCCTAATGTGGACATCCTTAGTAATGTCCTTTGGAGAATCCATTCCTGTCAATGGGGTATCTGGACAATTAGAACTTTATAACGGATTTGTATACAACAATATGGCCTTCTTCAAGAGATCATCCCTAGTTTTGGGTCAAAGTATTAATGAAAGAATTTGGCAGCAGGTTAAGACCACCGAGGCATTAATCAACAATCAGATACAACAAGTAGACCTTCAATGGGAAGATTGGTATATTTCATTCTGGTTAGATTTGATTGAAAGAAGAACAACTTTAACTTATATTATTGACGGAGAAAGAATATTTGGATCATTCTTAGGTATATCTAACTCTATTATTTCAGATGATTCAATTGTTGAGTTAGAATCTGAAGGTGCAGATGTATTTTCTGATATTGAGTGGGATCAATATGTTGGCAAACCAGTATAATATGGTATACTTGGTGTCATGAATAATAAAAAACTAAAGAATAATGGTAAGCCTAAGATAACAGTAGTAGAAAAACAATCAGACTGGGGTATTTATGTCTGGATGTGTGATCTAGATAATAAACCATTCGGTGATGGAAATGGAAATATCATGAACATTCCAGGTAGACCATATGATTTAGAAAAGATGGCCAAACTAAGACAAGCAGCAGAACATTACGGTGCCCCTGCTGGTAAGGTTCAGTTTATGGCTGGAGTAAATAGAGTAACAGAAGAACAACACGCAGAGCAAATAGAAAGAATGAAATCAGGCCTAATTCCAAGTGAAACAGATATCGGTGCTTGGATGGCTGCAGAAAAAGGATTTAGAAAACATGGACAATGACGAATTAGTAGCAAGAATAGATAATCTTGATAGGTCAGAAAAAAAAGAAAAAAATGACCCATTTAGCACTAGTGTTGAACTAGTAAAATCATACGATGGAATGACACATAATTTTAAACGTAAGGCATCAAGAGTTGTAAATAAAGCATTTGCTGGTATAGACGATACAAAGTCTAAACAACTATTTCCAGAACAAGATATGGTTACAGCATATGGTCTTTTTGATGTAGTGATCCCGCCATACAACCTAGATGAACTAGCATATTTTTATGAAAACTCATTTGCAAATCATGCGGCAATCAGTGCAAAGGTATCCAATATAGTAGGTCTTGGATACGGATTTGAAATGACGGACATGACAATAGCAAGATTAGAAGAAGCACCAAACGAAGAATCTTTAATGAGAGCACAAAGAAAGATTCAAAGAACAAAAGCAGCATTGACAGATTGGCTAGAAAGCCTAAACGATGAAGATACATTTACACATGTTTTGGAAAAAGTATATACAGATGTTGAAACAGTAGGAAACGGATACATTGAAGTTGGAAGAAAAGTCAATGGAGAAATCGGATACATTGGACATATTCCAGCAACAACAATTAGAGTTCGCCGTATGCGTGATGGGTACATTCAGATAGTAAATCAAAGAATTGTATACTTTAGAAACTTTCAAGGTAAAGATGCAAATCCAGTAACAAACGATAATAGACCAAATGAATTAATTCACATTAAGAAATATTCACCAAAGAACTCATACTATGGAGTTCCAGATACAGTGGCAGCAGCAACCTCAATGGTAGGAAACGAATTAGCAGCAAAATACAATGTTGACTATTTTGAAAACAAGGCTGTTCCTAGATATATTGCAACCTTAAAGGGTGCCAAACTAAGTTCAGATGCAGAAGATAAGTTCTTTAGATTTATGCAGGCTGGATTAAAGGGACAAAGTCACAGAACTTTGTTTATACCACTTCCTGGAGATAGCCAAGATAATAAGGTTGAATTTAAATTAGATCCAATTGAGAACGGTGTTCAAGATGGATCATTCGATAGATACCGCAAGGCTAACCGTGATGACATTCTCATGGCACATCAAGTTCCTTATTCAAAAGTTGGTGGAGGTGCAGGGGTATCAATCGCATCTGCACTAGTCGCAGACAGAACATTTAAAGAGCAAGTTGCAAGACCATCTCAAAGAAACCTCGAAAAGACTATCAATAAGATTGTTAAAGAAAAAACAGATATGGTAGTTTTAAAGTTTAATGAACTAACACTTACTGACGAACAAACTCAAAGTCAGATTGATGAGAGATACCTTCGTATGCAAGTTCTAGTTCCTAACGAAGTCCGTGAAAGACTTGGATACCCTGTAAGACCAGGTGGCTCAGATCCAGTATTGATGGGTGCACAAGCCAGAGCAGAGCAGACCGCACAAGCCACAGGTAACAGACTAAGAGACCAAGCAAGAACCGACAACGCATCAGATTCTACTTCAACCACTGATGGACGAAATCCACAGGGCGAGGGTAGAAGACAACAATAGTGTTATAATATTAAAAATACCTATAAACACTTATTATAATAGAGGTAGTATGACTAACATGCATAAAGCATTCTGGCACTCAGAAGATAACAGTATCAAGTTATCCATGCCAATTGCTAAAGTCGATAAAGAGAAACGAATGGTTTCTGGTTTCGCAACCCTTGACAACGTTGACAAGCAAGACGATATTGTCCCAACAGATGTAAGCGTCAAGGCCTTCGAACGTTTTCGTGGCAACCTTCGTGAAATGCACATGCCTATTGCAGTCGGCAGGGTAGTGTCATTTAAATCAGATAAATTTTACAATAAAGAAGAAGACAAATTTTATAATGGGGTGTATGTAGATGCCTATATTTCTAAAGGTGCTCAAGATACTTGGGAAAAAGTTCTTGATGGCACTCTTTCTGGCTTTTCTATTGGTGGCAGCATCAAAGATTCTGAAAGCATATACAACACCGACATGGATAAAGCGGTTCGTGTTATTAAGGACTATGACCTCCACGAACTCTCATTGGTAGACAACCCAGCAAATCAATTTGCAAACATTGTGTCAATTGAAAAATTGGCTGATGGCCAAAATAAAATAGATGGTATCATTAGTAAGGTAGACCTTGAAAATGTTTACTGGTGTGAACCTGATTCACTCATTAGACTTTCTCAAGACGAATCCTCTGCATGCCCATCTTGCGATAAAGGCATGAGCAACATTGGCTTCGTTGAATCAAATGATAACGAAAAGAATTCTGTGATTAAAGGTTTATTAGCATCGCAGAAAATTAGACTTGGTGAACAATTAACCAAGGCTGACAATCCTATTAAGGAGGGGAATAATATGGCAAATGAAAATGTTGAAGTTGCAGCAACTGAAGAAGTTGTAGCAGCAGAAGAAAACATTGTAAAATCTGAAGACGAATCCACACCTGAAGCAGCACCTGCTGAAGAAGCAGCACCTGCAGAAGAAGCAGCACCTGCTGAAGAAGCAGCACCTGCAGAAGAAGCAGCACCTGCTGAAGAAGCAGCACCTGCTGAAGAAAAAGTGGAAGATGCTCCAGCAGAAGATGCCGCCACTCCTGCCGAAGAAGCACCTGCTGATTTGGCAAAGGCTGTAGGTACAGTACAAGAATCTATTGATGAGGTTCAAAATACAGTTGCTTCAGCACTTGGAGAATTGGTGGCAACAGTAAAGTCACTAAATGAAACAGTGGCATCATTGAAAAAAGACATTGCTTCCGCTAAAGAGGAACTAACAGCAGTAAAAGGCAATGTAGAAGAGTTTGGAAAGCGTGTTGACTCACTAGAAGACGACACAGCAGTCCGCAAGTCTGGCGATCTCGGCGGGATCGTTCAAGAAGAAAAAATAACAACAAAAAGCATGTGGGGCGGGCGTTTCCTCAAATCCGCTGACCTATATCGCTAAGTTCACTGGGAGGTGAAATAATTATGGCAGATGAAATTTTAGAAAAGGCTGCTTCAACAGGATCAATCGTGTCTGGTGGCGTGGGTGCAGTATCCGCTCCAGCAGCAGGTGATCTAGGTGTTTATGGTTCCACTACAAATGATGGTGGTATCCTTTCACCAGAACAGTCTCGTCAATTTATCGAATACATTTTCGAACAACAAGTTTTGGCTCGTGATGGTCGCAGAGTAACAATGCGTACCAATGCAGCAGAACTTGAAAAACTAAATGTTGGAGAACGTGTAATCCGTGCCGCTGCTCAAGCAGATGCAACTTACACAAACGCAGGTGTTACTTTCACAAAGGTAGAACTTTCAACAAAGAAAATTCGCCTTGACTGGGAAGTATCAACAGAAGCACTAGAAGATAACTTGGAAGGTGCAGGATTAGAAGATCATTTAGTTCGTGTAATGACTCGTGCATTCGCAAACGATCTTGAAGATCTTGCAATCAACGGAACTGGAACAGGTTCCAATGCTTTCTTGAACATCATGGAAGGCTTCGTTGCAAAAGAAAATGCTTCAACAAACACAGCAACATTCGGTACAGATGTAGAAGATTTACAAGCATTGGTATTAGCAATGCCACGTAAATATCGTGCATCACGTGCTGCAATGAAGTTCTACGCAGATACAGAAACAGTATCAGCAATCATCAACGGACTAGGCTCATCAGGCAACTTAAACAGCGAAAGAATCGTTGAAAGAGTTGTTGGTGGTCAAGAACCACAAGTACTTGGTGCTCCAATTGCTTACCGTGTTCTTGGTCTTCCACTTTTGGAAGTTCCTTTGATGCCAGCAAACCGTGTTGTATTGACATTCCCAGAAAACCGTATCTGGGGATTCCAACGTGATATCACAGTTCATCGTGAATTCCAACCTAAGAAAGACACTGTAGAATATACAGTATTCTTACGTTTCGGAGTTGCAATCGAAGAATCTGATGCAATCGCACGTACAGCATAATTTGCTTTACGCAATTAGAGAGGGGAGCAGAAATGTTCCCCTCTTATTTTTTATAAATGATATAATAATTTAGAGGTGCACATGGAACTTTTAAGATTGAATAACACAACTAGTTTGTCCGCATCTTTTTCAGGTTTAACTGCAAGTGCACCATATACTATCGAATATGATGATTTAATAACTGGAAATGCATATTCTGCATCAGCAACAGCAAATGGATCTGGAGTAGCATCATTTGCAATACCAAGTCACTACATAACTTACACAGGATCATTAGCAGCATCAGTTAAAAATCAGGCTGGCAATGTTGTAAACATTACAAACATAGATATCGTAAGACCATATTCTTCAATCACATCTCTCGCAGCAGCACTTAAAATTACAACAGCACAGGCTACAGAATATGAAAGACTATCAAGATATATCATAGATGCACATACTGGCGGATTTTCTTTTATGAGAAAGCAAAAAGAATTTATCGGAGATAACTCTGATCAACTAATAATGGACGAAAAGATTTTTAAACTATACAAGATTTATGAAAACGGAGAACTAATGTATGACTCAGAGTCTCTATCTAATGATTCAGACTTCAAAATACATAGACAACTAAATGCTATTGTATTAGACATTCCAGAAACAAACAGAGTAAACTATGCGAAGGTATGGAGAGATAGATACCTAGATGTAGAATTCTATGATGGATATGAGTACCTAGTGGATGCAGACTTTGGATATATTGTAATTCCACAAGACATCCAAGATGCTTCTGAATTACTGGTTCAAGATATAGCACAAGACAATTTAAAATATGTTAATAAGTACATTGAATCATTTGACAACGATGATTTTAAGATTCAATTTTCTAAGGGATATGCAAAGAACAGTACAGGTAACCTGACAGTAGATAGAATCTTGGAGAGATATCAGAAGCCGATTAGACCTGGAGTGTTGTAATGCTTCCTAATTCTAGTTTAAAAAGTATATTTTATCCAATGACAGCAGAAATTTATTATGCTGAAAATAAACAAGATGCCCTAGGCGTAGTCCAAAAATCGTGGGTATATGATAGAACAGTTAAATGCTCAGTAATATCAACTATGGCAGATAGATCATTAACATCTGAAATAAAGAGTAATTCATCTAATTTTAACTACAATCAAGATTTATTATTTAGAGTTGGAGAAGATATCCAAGAAAAGAAGAATGGAACAATATTCCCAATTACAGAAATACTAATAACAAATGTTAAAGATCCATCTGGAAAAGTAGTATTTAAAGAAAAAGGAAATATACCAAGTCAATATGAAATAAAGACATTTGTTCCTTCATATGATGGAGACCACATGCTATCCTTTTGGAGAGGCTATATCGCTAGATCAACAAAGCAAAATGAGGTCATCTACTAATGATTACAGTAAAATTTGATGCAAAGAAATTAACAAAAACTATAAATAACCTTGTTCAATATTCTGATGGATTTATCAATGAAACTAAAGAAAGCAAGCAAAAGATAACAAACAAACTTGCTATTACAGGAATAAACGCATTTTACGATTATCTAGATGCACTTGCTAGAATGCACCCAACCATACTTCATCATGTATACGAATGGGGAGAAGTTGGAAACCCAGTACAAAGATTATACGAACTTAACCTATCAATATCAAGTTCTGGTGCAACTATTGGTGCAGAATTTTTAGACTCAAATACCATACCAACTAATGGAACCGAGCCATTCTATAACAAGGCAGAAGTTATGGAAAATGGAGAAACAGTAGTGGTAAACGAAAAAGATGCCAATGCATTATTCTTTGAAATAGACGGAGAAGAATTCTTTAGAAAAGGACCTATTACTATTGCCAATCCTGGTGGAGAAGCAGTAAGAGGATCATTTGTAAGAGCCTTTAATGAGTTCTATGAATCATACTTTAGTCAAGTATACTTAGATTCAATTAAGTTTTATAAGCACTTATCAAAGCCAGCAGAATATTCTAGAAATCTAAAGTCTGCTGTGAAGAGTGGAAATGCTAGATCTGCTGGTAAAAATGCAGCAGCACAATGGATAAGCAGATTACCTGGAGATGATCAACTTGACTCTTAATTCAGCAAGTGTTGCTTTTATAACATCAGTAGAACATCCTACTTTAAATATCATTAACTTTGCATACGAAAAACTTTTACTTATGCCAGAGTTCGAACACTTCAATAATATAGTTGACGACAACGGACAAAGATACACACCAATATATCCATCAAGTTTATATCAGGCTGGAGCAGTAGGTCTAACACATCTAGATCCAAGAACTAACCCAGAAATGGTTTCTATAGTTTATGACGACTTTATTAAAGCAAGGTCGGGGGGTATGAAATATTTCTATCCTATTAAATCAATACAAGCAAGAGTAAAGATTAGTACAAATGATATAGGAAGAACTATATTATTAAGAAATAGATTTGTAGAAATTATAGATAGAGAAGATGCAGCAGCAGAGGAAATTAATCTTTGGTATGCAGAAAAGTATCCATTGGCAAACAATGACCCTTCTAGAAGATTGTCCTTTCATTGTGTTAATGCCTATCAGACAGCATACATGTCAGATGCGACAAATATGGACGACCAAAGAAATGTGTTCTCTGGAGACATCATAATCAAGGCAGATTACCATATAAACGGTAGTTATAATTAGTATTGAGGATACGCCCCCACTATTTATAAACATAGAGGAGGTAAGACAATATGGCATATACACGTGGTAATTCAAAACAAATTATCGTAGGTGCAGCAGCATTATTTATCGCTGATGATTCCCTAGAATACTACTCAAGTGCTTCCGCATATAAGTTTTCATCTGCAAGTGCAAATGGTTTACCATCATTCGCAAATGGAACTTCTTTCAAAGAAACACTAAGTGCAGGCACAGGTGACGCAGCATATTGGACAAACGTTGGATACACAATGAATGGTCTGGAATTACAATTCCAACCAGACTTTGGTGAAGTTCAAGTTGATCAATTGCTTGACGTTGCTCGTCTATACAAACAAGGCATGTCAGTAAGTCTTGTAACAGCATTTGCTGAAGCAACACTTGACAACTTAGTAACAGCAATTGCTGCTAAGGACTCTGACTTGACAACTTCAGGATCAACTAACACACTAGAACTAAAATCTGGTGACATTGGTGACGTTCCTGTAGAACGTGCTCTTGCTGCAGTAGGTCCAGGTACTGGTGACCCACAAGTCACTAAAGAACGTGTTTACATTGCAAACCGTGCACTTTCAATCGAAAATGTTACAGTTTCAGCAAAACGTGACACACCTTCAATGTTCGAAGTAACTTTCCGTTTACTTTCAGCATCCAATGGATCTTACGGTAGAATCGTAGACCGTACGCTCTAAAAAATTCATAAACACTAAAGCCCACTCTTCAATTCTGGAGGGTGGGTTTTGTGCTATAATTTTAATTGAGTCTTAAGGAGGCTTATTAATGGCTACAAGTGTTTATGAAGTTGTAGAGATTGAATTACAAGACGGAACAAAAGTAGAAATGAAACCACTTAAAATTAAAGTTTTGAGAGATTTCATGAAAGAGTTTCAAAAAATTTCTGATGACAAAATATCAGGAGACAATATCAAATCTATGGATCTTCTATTAGATTGTGCAGTAATCGCAATGAAACAGTACAATCCAGATTTGGCAACAAAAGAAAAATTAGAAGATGTTGTAGATTTACCAACTGTATATAAGATCATAGAAGTTGCAGCAGGTATTAAGTTGAACGACCCAAACCTACTAGCGGCGGCTCTAAATGGGGAGAACTAGATCTAGTTGAGTTGGAATCCAAAGTATTTCTTCTAGGATTTTGGAAGAATTATGAGGAGTTGGAGGAGTCAATATCAATGCCAGAACTTGTTGAAATACTAAAAGCAAAAGGCAAAGAAGATTATGAAAATAAAAAATTCTTTGCAGCGATGCAAGGTGTTGATATAGATAAGGATAGTCAAGAAGGCCAAGATGCTTGGGAAAGAATAAAGGCAAAGGCGTTCAGTGGTGGTAATACTTCAGATCCAAACGATATAGTTTCCTTGAGTGGTGCTGCCGCTAAAAGAGCGGGATTTGGAATAGGCGAAGGCCTAGATTATGAGGTGATTGACTAGTGGCCGAGGTTATTAAAACCGTTATAGATGTTGAACTCAACACTGGTCAATTCGCTTCTGAATTAAGAGCACTTCAACAACAAATTAATGCTTTTAATTTAACACTTAATAAATCACAAGCAGTGCAGGGTCAGGCTTCCAAATTATGGGCTGACAATTTAGCACAAGTTATAAATAGAACTGGATATTTTAAAGCAGAGTTAACTAAAATTCAAACTTCTGCTGCAGCATTAGACTCTACATTAAAAAAGGGCCAGGCCACATTAGGTCAATTCTTTAGTGCTGCATTTAATAAACGTGGTGCAATGGCCGCTGAGGTATTTGCCTTAGCATCAGAACGTGCAAGAACAATGCAAACCCAGTTTATTGCAACTGGAAAAGCAGCAAAGGGTATGCAAGATGTTCTTGCTATAAGACCATTAACTGCCTTCTCTTCTGAAATATCAGTAGCAAGCCAAAGAATGCAAATTCTTGGATCAATGTTCAAACAAGGAACAACTCAACTTATTAATTTTGGTAAAAACGTTCAGTGGGCTGGACGTCAGTTGATGGTAGGTTTTACTGTGCCACTTACAATATTTGGAACTACTGCTGGCAGAGTATTTATGGACTTAGAAAAACAAGTAGTAGCATTCAAAAAAGTTTATGGAGACTTATTTACAACTCCAGCAGAATTAAATGCAAACCTAGATGCAGTAAGAGGGTTAGCAGCAGAATATACTAAATATGGAATAGCAGTAAAAGATACCCTATCGCTTGCTGCTCAGGCTGCTGCAGCGGGTAGACAAAATGCAGACTTAACAGACGCTGTAAGAGAATCAACTAGATTAGCAACACTTGGTCAGATGGACCAAAATGCAGCACTAGAAACCACAATTGCACTACAGAGTGCATTCAAGTTATCTGGTCAAGATTTGTCAGACACAATTAACTTCTTAAACATGGTTGAAAACCAAACTGTAGTTAGCCTACAGGATATTGCAGCAGCAATACCTAGAGTAGCACCAGTTGTACAAGGTTTGGGTGGAGACGTTAAAGACTTAACAGTATTTCTAGCAGCAATGCAAGAAGGTGGAGTAACGGCAGAGCAGGGTGCTAACGCATTAAAGTCAGGCTTGGCATCTCTTATAAACCCTACAAAATCAGCAACATCATTTTTAGGAAAGTTTGGGATTAACTTAGACTATATTGTTCAACAAAATAAAGGTGACCTAATGGGCACAGTTATGGATTTCTCTAGAGCGTTACAAACACTAGATGAATTTACAAGACAACAGGCACTAGAAAATGTATTTGGAAAGTTTCAGTATGCAAAATTAGCACCACTTTTTGACAACATAGCAAGAAGCGGATCTCAGGCAAGTCGGGTTATGGACACAATGGGATACTCTTCTGAACAACTTGCTTCAACAGCAAATAAAGAATTAGGAACAATAGAGCAATCTTTTGGTGTTCAACTTACAGGGGCTATGGAAAGATTTAAGTTAGCAATTGCACCAATTGGAGAACTATTCGTAAAGATGGCAATTCCTATTGTAAATATGCTAACTAAGATAGTTGAATGGTTCAACAGACTTCCAGATGGTGTTAAAAACTTTAGTGCCATAGCCGCAGTAATAACTGGCTTGGTTGTTCCAGCAGTAACTATGATGTTCGGTTTATTTATGAACTTAGTTGGAACCTTGGCAAAGATGAGTCAAAGCATAGTTATATTCGGAGCAACTTGGAAAAAGAGTGGAATATTAGCAGCATTTCAATCACTAACTCAATCATCAAAATATTTAAGTCTTTCAGAAATAGATGCAGCAAATGCAGCACGACAACTTGGTAGTGCAACAGAAATAGCAAATAGAGCAATACTAGAACAGGCTGCAACTCAAAATAATTCAAGAGCAGCAATAGAAGCATATACAACTGCACTGTATAGACAGATTGCAGCACAAAAAGAAGCAGCATTACTAAATCCAACAATGTTTGCTACAGGACAAAAGGCTGCCACAAGTGTTCCTAGGGTTATTAAAAGATCAACAGGTGGCATTGTTCCAGGAACTGGCAACACAGATACTGTTCCAGCCATGCTTACAGGTGGAGAATTTGTGGTTAATAAACAATCTACTCAACAAAACTTAGGATTGCTCAAAGCAATCAATAATGGCTACAATGCTGGCGGGGTAGTAAAGAGTAAAAGAAATGCATATGGATTCCCTCCATCAGATACTCAATTAAGAATAGAATTAAATAAGTTTACAAAAGATCCAACAAAATGGTCTACAAATGTTAAAGGACAACCAGTAGAAAATAGAAAATCATTTAAAGTATTTAAAGATGCAATTGATTTTATTGATGAAGAAGGGTCTGGAAAAGGCCAAGAGTTTGTTAGAAAATTATTGGCTGAGGCAGATAAAAAATCAACTGGAAGAATAGGTTCAAAAGAAGTATATAAAGTATTTGAAGAGATATTTGATATTCCAAAAAATGCTAATGCAAGAGCACAAAAAGTTGCCTCAATGGGCTTTGATATACGTGAATCAGGAGGAATAACTCAGGCATCTCATACAACATTAAGCAGATCAGGTATTTTAGCACAAGACACCTTTGATGGTTCAAGAGGATTTAAAGCAGGAACACCAGTAAAGTTTTTGAAGAATAGAGTTATGGATCTCCCAGATTGGATGAATCAAAACTTTAAATCAGGTGGAGTAAGAGCATCAAGAGTCCGTGACTACATACAGGCAAATGGCAAGGAGATATTTTCTACACAACAAGGACAGTTAAATAGATTTATTTCCGCTATGGAGCCAGCACAGATTGGTAGATTATTTGATAAAGAGTACAACTCTGTATTAGATGAAATTATAAAAAATCTAATTGATGAATTAGACAAGAATCCAAATGCAATGATAACTGATGCTACCTTTGAGCCTATAGTTACAAAGGCATACAAGCCTCTTGCAGAATCGCCAGTTCAAGTATTAAGAGAATTTAATGAATTAATAAATACAGAAAGCCTTCTTAGATTAGACGATGAAAAGGCCATTGCTGATAGATTAAGAACATTGGGTGGAAGTCCTGTATCTAGTGCAGTTGGTGGAAAACAACCTAAACTTGTTAATTATGAAAACTTACTAAGAAAACTTGGAGTCGCAGAAGCAGATATTCCTAAGTTTTTATCATATGCAGAAAATAATACAAGAGTAAAAGAAGAAACTCTTAATATAGCAAAAAGTCCAAAAGGTCTTGCAGTTTTTTATGAAGCAGCCAAAAAAGCAATAAGAAGAGGTGGACTACAACGTAGAAATGCTGGTGGATCAATTCTTGGAAGCACAAACAAAGATACTGTCCCAGCAATGCTTACACCTGGAGAATTTGTAATTAATAGAAAATCAGCACAAGCAAACATGCCTCTGCTAAACGCTATTAATAATGGACAAAGATTAAATAAGGGTGGAATGGTTAAGGGTGGAGTTCTATATGCAAACGATGGAACACCAGGTGGGGTAACTACTGGATCACCATTAACATTTGGTGCAACACCACAAAGATCAACAATGACTACTCAGGCAGCATTTGTACCATCGCCAAGTAAAGGTGGAATGCTAAAAAGTTATTTGCCAATGGTTGCTGGAACTGGTGCTCAAATGGCACTGTTTATGCCATTAATGGAAGCAGGAAATAAATTAGCAGGAACAATGGGTGGTCTTGCATTATCTCTTGCTGGAACAACTGCAGTTAGTGGAGCAGTACAGTTTGCACTTAAAAGAATGATGGGAACTCCAATAAAATTGTCTGAACAATTTTCCATTACATCAAAGGTATTATCAAAAGTTGGACCAGTTATAGGAAGAATAGGACTTGTTGGTACTGGATGGATAGCCGCAGTTTCTGGTGCAGCATTTGCAACCTATAAAGTAATTCAAACTATGAATAACGTAAAGAATGCTGGTGCAGAACTTTCAAAAGCAATGTCTGGTGGAGTTAATAGCGTTAATAATATGGCTGCAGCATTTGGTAGACAAACCCCAACCCAAAAACTTACAGCACTAAGAGCACAAGCCGCTGGCGGTGCAATTGGCCAAGAAGCACAACAACAAGCAAGTCAATTTATGA